CCGTTACGCACCACCCCGTCAGTAGCTGAACAGGAGGGACAGCTGATAGAAACAGAAGCCACTGGAGCACCTCAAAAACACCATCATACACTAAATCAGTAAGTTGGCAGCATCACCGGTTTATCGGCGGCCCAGCGTTATGGCGGTATTTTTGTGCCTCCGCATATTGCGGTCATCCATCAATATATGCGTGAGATGATGGCAGGCGGCGGCAAAATGATCCTCGGGTCAGACAGCCACACCCGTTACGGTGCATTAGGGACAATGGCAGTCGGTGAGGGCGGCGGTGAGTTGGTAAAACAGCTGCTTAATGACACCTGGGATATCGACTATCCGGGCGTGGTTGCGGTGCATCTGACCGGAAAACCTGCGCCGTATGTGGGGCCACAGGATGTGGCGCTGGCTATCATTGGCGCGGTGTTCAAAAACGGTTACGTCAAAAACAAAGTCATGGAGTTCGTTGGACCGGGCGTTAGCGCGCTCTCTACCGATTTCCGTAACAGCGTTGACGTGATGACCACTGAAACGACCTGTTTAAGTTCTGTCTGGCAAACCGATGAAGAAGTCCATAACTGGCTGGCGCTGCACGGTCGCGGCCAGGATTACTGCCAGCTTAACCCTCAACCGATGGCGTACTACGATGGCTGCATCAGCGTTGATTTAAGCGCCATCAAACCAATGATTGCGCTGCCGTTCCACCCGAGCAACGTGTATGAAATCGACACACTGCACCAGAACCTGACCGACATTCTGCGTGAGATTGAAATTGAGTCCGAACGCGTGGCGCACGGTAAAGCCAAACTCTCGCTGCTGGATAAAGTGGAAAATGGTCGCCTGAAAGTGCAGCAGGGGATTATCGCGGGCTGTTCTGGCGGTAACTACGAAAACGTCATCGCGGCGGCGAATGCACTGCGCGGTCAATCCTGTGGCAATGACACCTTCTCGCTGGCAGTTTACCCGTCATCACAGCCGGTGTTTATGGATCTCGCCAAAAAAGGTGTGGTAGCAGATTTGATTGGCGCAGGCGCAATCATCAGAACCGCGTTCTGCGGCCCATGCTTTGGCGCGGGCGATACGCCAATCAACAACGGTTTGAGTATTCGCCACACCACGCGTAACTTCCCGAACCGCGAAGGCTCTAAGCCAGCTAATGGGCAGATGTCAGCGGTGGCGTTGATGGACGCTCGTTCTATCGCTGCGACTGCGGCAAACGGTGGCTATTTAACCTCTGCCAGCGAACTTGATTGCTGGGACAACGTGCCGGAGTACGCCTTCGATGTAACGCCGTATAAAAACCGTGTTTATCAGGGCTTTGTGAAAGGGGCAACTCAGCAACCGCTGATTTACGGGCCGAACATTAAAGACTGGCCGGAATTGGGTGCGCTGACTGACAATATCGTCCTGAAAGTGTGCTCGAAGATCCTCGACGAAGTGACCACCACCGACGAACTGATTCCTTCCGGTGAAACCTCTTCTTATCGTTCAAATCCGATTGGTCTGGCGGAGTTTACCCTGTCTCGCCGCGATCCCGGTTATGTTAGCAGAAGTAAAGCGACTGCTGAGCTGGAAAATCAGCGTCTGGCGGGGAATGTCAGCGAGCTGACAGAGGTGTTTGCGCGCATTAAGCAGATTGCTGGTCAGGAGCATATTGATCCGCTGCAAACTGAAATTGGCAGCATGGTCTATGCGGTGAAACCAGGCGATGGTTCTGCGCGTGAACAGGCGGCGAGCTGCCAGCGTGTGATTGGCGGTCTGGCGAATATTGCCGAGGAGTACGCGACTAAACGCTATCGTTCTAACGTCATCAACTGGGGGATGTTACCGCTGCAAATGGCGGAAGTACCAACCTTTGAAGTGGGGGATTACATTTACATCCCTAGCATTAAAGCGGCGCTGGATAATCCGGGTACGACGTTTAAAGGTTATGTGATCCATGAAGATGCGCCGGTAACGGAAATTACGCTCTATATGGAAAGTCTGACTGCTGAAGAGCGCGAGATTATCAAGGCGGGTAGTTTGATTAACTTCAATAAAAACCGTCAGATGTAAAAAGCGCCATGTGAATGTAGGTCGCATTCGGCACTTATTGTCGGATGCGATGCTTGCGCATCTTATCCGACCTACGAATCGCATCGAATCTGTAGGCCAGATAAGGCATTTTCGCAGCATCCGGCACTTATTGTCGGATGCGATGCTTGCGCATCTTATCCGACCTACAAATCGCATCGAACCGTAGACCGGATAAGGCGTTTACGCCGCATCCGGCAAATAGTTAATTGCTCTTACTTCTTCGCCTCTGCAACCACTTTACTACCCACGCCGCGGTTATTGTATTCCCACATGCGGTTGTAGTTAGTGTCATTCAGATTGCGCTGTATTTCGTCGTTATCATCTACGCTGCCGGTATTACCCGCAAACGGACGATTAGAGATCACCGCATCGGCCCACGGTTTAGCCGTGTTAAAACCTTCGTTGATGGCGCTATCACGGATCACCACCTGACCGTTGGTATTGGCATCAACATCCAGCGAGCGGCCCAGTTGCGCCACACCATCACCGAAAGCATTGAAACGGCTGTTTACGGCGAGGAAACCGTAGTAAATGTTGGACAGCGTAGCCGGTGCAAACACATACGCTTCTTGCTGAGTACGTGAGTTCACCACGCGGAATTCGGTGTTATCGAACACCACTGCGCCGCGACCAGAAACGATATCCACATCCCCTTCAATGTAGCTGTTGGTCACCAGCGTACGCGGCTGACGATTCGTTTCCAGACGGTTCTGTACACCGCTGTTGGTGACAAAGAAGGTGTTCTGACGACCGAGAATGTTAACGTTGTTAATCTGTACCTGGTCACCATCAGTACGCAGTGCCACCGCCGGATGGTTACCTGCATCTACGCTATCGCCCAGCGTGTTTTCGATGGTCAGATTTTGCAGTTGCAGGCCATTGTTTTGTGACCAGAAGACCGCAGAGCAGAGAACACCGATACTGTCGCTGCGTTTGCTCTGGCAGCTATCGTACATATACCACGCTGGTTTACCTGGCATATATTTGCCGCGCGGGTTGACGTCGTGACGCCAGTCGGCAGGGCTCATGCCACCATCAAGGGAAAGCCCAATCTTCACATCAATCGGTTTTTCACCTGTACCGTACAGAGTAATTCCACCCGGAGCGGCAGGGACATATACCGTTCCCTGATACTCACCAGGCATCACGGCAATATACTGGCGCTTGTTGGTACGCTTGATAATTGCCGCATCTACCGCCGCCTGAATCGTGGTATGCGTTACACCTTGAGTGCCCGCCGGGCCGACAACAAAGTCAGGTTGCGCAGGCAGGGTAATCGGGGAAGGATTCCACGCTGCAGCACCTGGTGTCAGGGATGCAAAATAGTGTTGAGCATCGAAATTCTGCGCTTCTTTTGCCGATAGAATCGGGCGAGAAGAGGTACCAGGCGCGGTTTGATCAGAAGGACGTTGATCGGGCGGGGTTGAGCTACAGGCGGTCAGCGTCACGCCAAAAGCCAATGCCAGCGCCAGACGGGAAACTGAAAATGTGTTCACAGGTTGCTCCGGGCTATGAAATAGAAAAATGAATCCGTTGAAGCCTGCTTTTTTATACTAAGTTGGCATTATAAAAAAGCATTGCTTATCAATTTGTTGCAACGAACAGGTCACTATCAGTCAAAATAAAATCATTATTTGATTTCAATTTTGTCCCACTCCCTGCCTCTGTCATCACGATACTGTGATGCCATGGTGTCCGACTTATGCCCGAGAAGATGTTGAGCAAACTTATCGCTTATCTGCTTCTCATAGAGTCTTGCAGACAAACTGCGCAACTCGTGAAAGGTAGGCGGATCCCCTTCGAAGGAAAGACCTGATGCTTTTCGTGCGCGCATAAAATACCTTGATACTGTGCCGGATGAAAGCGGTTCGCGACGAGTAGATGCAATTATGGTTTCTCCGCCAAGAATCTCTTTGCATTTATCAAGTGTTTCCTTCATTGATATTCCGAGAGCATCAACATGCAATACTGTTGGGATGGCAATTTTTACGCCTGTTTTGCTTTGCTCGACATAAAGATATCCATCTACGATATCAGACCACTTCATTTCGCATAAATCACCAACTCGTTGCCCGGTAACAACAGCCAGTTCCATTGCAAGTCTGAGCCAACATGGTGATGATTCTGCTGCTTGATAAATTTTCAGGTATTCGTCAGCCGTAAGTCTTGATCTCCTTACCTCTGATTTTGCTGCGCGAGTGGCAGCGACAGGGTTTGTTGTTATATGGCCTTCAGCTATTGCCTCTCGGAATGCATCGCTCAGTGTTGATCTGATTAACTTGGCTGACGCCGCCTTGCCCTCGTCTATGTATCCATTGAGCATTGCCGCAATTTCTTTTGTGGTGATGTCTTCAAGTGGAGCATCAGGCAGACCCCTCCTTATTGCTTTAATTTTGCTCATGTAATTTATGAGTGTCTTCTGCTTGATTCCTCTGCTGGCCAGGATTTTTTCGTAGCGATCAAGCCATGAATGTAACGTAACGGAATTATCACTGTTGATTCTCGCTGTCAGAGGCTTGTGTTTGTGTCCTGAAAATAACTCAATGTTGGCCTGTATAGCTTCAGTGATTGCGATTCGCCTGTCTCTGCCTAATCCAAACTCTTTACCCGTCCTTGGGTCCCTGTAGCAGTAATATCCATTGTTTCTTATATAAAGGTTAGGGGGTAAATCCCGGCGCTCATGACTTCGCCTTCTTCCCATTTCTGATCCTCTTCAAAAGGCTACCTGTTACTGGTCGATTTAAGTCAACCTTTACCGCTGATTCGTGGAACAGATACTCTCTTCCATCCTTAACCGGAGGAGGGAATATCCTGCACTCGCGTACCCATCGACGAACTGTTTCAAGGCTTCTTGGGCGTCGCTGGCGTGCGTTCCACTCCTGAAGTGTCAAGTACATCGCAAAGTCTCCGCAATTACACGCAAGAAAAAACCGCCATCAGGCGGCTTGGTGTTCTTTCAGTTCTTCAATTCGAATATTGGTTACGTCTGCATGTGCTATCTGCGCCCATATCATCCAGTGGTTATAACAGTCGTTGATGTTCTCTGCTTCGATAACCCTGTTGAATGGCTCTCCATTCCATTCACCTGTGACTCGGAAGTGCATTTATCATCTCCATAAAACAAAACTCGCCGTAGCGAGTTCAGATATAATTTCCACCAAAGGCAGTAGTTGCTTGATGCTAAGAATTATTCAATATCTATTCCTGTAATATCTTTTATCTTTTTCCTTGCAAAGCCTTTTGCTAGTGATTTTGAAACACTCATAAGTGTACTAATTCCCTCATCCTTAAAGTTTGTTTTTATAGCTTGCCAGACATCCTTTTGACGTAAGTCAGCAATAAAATCATGCCCTCTTGCTGTCAACCTCAGTGGTACTTCGATCCAACTATATCCAACACCTTCCCCTAACGCTTTGGACAATATATGACCGAACCCAGGTTTTCCATCAACCCTGACTATTAATTCGTAGTCACATAATAATCGCATATGGAAAATAAAATCTTGGTCATATCTATTAAAGCCATTATCCTCTAGTTCACTAAGCATCGTGTCAGGGCCACGAGTTTTTTCGAATGCGATAAGTAGATCTTTTAGATATTGCTGGTCTAATTTCATTGCCGCCTCCGGTGATGCTGCCAACTTACTGATTTAGTGTATGATGGTGTTTTTGAGGTGCTCCAGTGGCTTCTGTTTCTATCAGCTGTCCCTCCTGTTCAGCTACTGACGGGGTGGTGCGTAACGG